CTCTCCTCCGGGGTCTGATCGGGTTCTCCAATCGGATAGCTCAGGAAACCTTAGCTGGGTAGAGTCTTCAGGCACTGCTGCAGATGATGTAAACCTTATTCTTCACATGCAAGTTTTTTCATAGGACAACCAAATGGCAACAATGACTAAGAGATTCCTTAGTGGAAGCACTTCAGGAAAAGGCATCAAGCTTACTGATACTGGAACTTCTGGCAACACAGATGCAGGATATGTCGTGCATCAGGGCGTGTCTGGGACCACGGATATTGATGAAGTGTGGTTGTGGGCTGTGAACTCGTCTAGCGCAGACGTGAAGTTGACCGTTGAGTGGGGAGAAGTAGCCGCGCCTGATGGAAACATTGAACTAACTATTCCTGGTGAGTCTGGTTTGGTTCCTGTGGTGCCTGGACTTCTTATACAGGACAGCCTTTACATCAAAGCGTTTGCAAGCTCTGCAAACGTTGTCATGATTCATGGTTTTGTAAACAGGATGGATTACTAATGTCGAGACGCAGCCGTAAAGTAGGAGTCAATGATCGGGTGAGCTTGCCTCTCGGCGCGTCACCTGTTGGGTCTAATGGTTTATGGCGGCGTCTTTTGTTGGCTGGATCCACTGCTTCAACAACGTCAACTGATGATGGCGGAGGCAATACTTTCCAAGTCAACACAAGCGACGATAGCGACGACCCAGACACATCGAGCGGGGTTGCTGATTATCCTCAGTACAGTGTTGTCAAAGTTACCGGAGATCCTGGTTCTGACCGGGGTAAGCCAAAGAAGCACATCCGCTACAGTTGGCCGGTTATGGATATTTTTGGGCGAAAAGTTACTAAAATGGACGCGCCCTATATTCACCTGTTCTTGTTTGATTTGCCCATGAGTGAAGCTGCTGCTTCTGGGATGCAAGATCCTTGGAAAGGAGCAGGCAGTAGTATTGGGACAAGTGGAGATGGTCGTCCGATAGGAGACAATCGACTTACAATTGGCTTTGGCATTAGTGAGCGACCAGCCAATGACGATTATACGTCAGGCGTTAGCTCCGACAGATTTCCAATGATTGGGGCTGTTGTTTACGAGCAAGCCAGTCTTTGGCGTCTTTATGCTCTACAGTCAACCGGAATAGATACGGGTGACGGAAACATCAAACCTTCAGCAACCGGAAACGAAAGGATTAGATCGTTTACGGGTTCTATTCAGACCGGACCAGATCATCTTCTTAGCATTCAGTCTGTTGCCTTTAAATCAACAGATGTGGACGACCAAACTCTAATCTATGGAAAGAGTTTAGTAGAACAAACAGATGTTGCTGGCAGTGCTGATCAACCTACTTCTGATGTTTCTTCAGACGATGATATTTGCTGGACGCTTTGGATTGGCAGGAATACAAGCGGTCGGACAGCGGACGATACCGTAGCTTTCAACGTAAGAGTTATGTCGATTCCAATGAACGTAATGAAGGGACCAGATGGTTCTTGGGATGATTTGTTTCCTATGGAATACGTTTCAGGGGCTGGTGGCGCTGACGGTTCTTAGGTATAAAGGTCGTGGAGTAGTTTACTTATGGAACAACGTGTTCGAAAACTTGAAACGGATGTGGCTGTTCTTGGGCAGCGTGTCGATACAGCGGAGGTAGAAGTGTCTGCCATCCGTCAGGATATTCAAGGAATCAAAGCGTCGATCCACAAAGCCCAAGGTTTGATCTTAGCTACCGTTGTCATCATGCAATGCATTGCGATTTTCATGGAAGGCTGATGTGGAGGCGGATGTAGTAGCTCAGTACCTTGACTTAGGCATGACTTGCGGCTTCATCGCGTATCTTATCAACACCAATCGACGACAGGGCAAAGCCCTCACAATGATGACCCGAAAGTATGAAGAGCTTTTTGAGCGGGTCTTAAAGAGGGAACGTGAGTGATGGTAGTGGAAATCCTTTGTCCAACATGCCCCCTTGGGGATGGATATTGATTTACATGTTTGGGGGTGGCGCTCTGGGTGTTGGTGGCGTTGAACTTAGTCACGGATCCCATGAATCTGTTGAGTGCCCCGAAGAGTCAGATGAGTTGTCGAAAGCAAATCGAGAAATAAAAACGCTAAAGAAAGCTCACGAGTCGTTGGTCTTCAGCTTCAATATGATGACTGGGTTACTATCTGAGTGCAATCAACAATAGGAGCTTAAGTTGGCAACCTACGAAAAGCTTAATCTGTCGCCCGGTGGCAGCGAAAGTGACGGAAACCCTATTCAATTGGATACAAGCACAACTCAGGTTCATGACACAGGCACATCTGCAACCATTAAAGATGAAGTCTGGTTGTGGGCAACGAACGTACACACGTCTGATATCGAAGTAGAAATTGCTTTCGGCTACCTCACGTCTGCGGGCTTTTCAGATGCAGACAAAATTATAGTAACGATTCCAGCAAAATCTGGATTAACTTTATTGGTAGCAGGACTGCCCGTTCGTGGAACAGGTAGTGCTTTACGCAGGGTAACCGCAACCGCAGGGACCGCTAGTAAAGTTAATCTTGTAGGATATGTGAATAGAATCTCCTCATAGTGGAGCAATGATGGCTAAAGGCATCCCAACAAAGGTCAACTCTCCCCGTCGTATCAAGAAGGGTGAGCCTGGATACGGCAAGAAGAAGTTTGTTGTAAAGGCTTCTCAGGGCGGTAAGACCAAGACCATTCGTTATGGTGATGCCAACATGGAAATTAAAAAGGACAGCCCTGCACGTCGTAAGTCATTCCGTGCTCGCCACAAGTGCGATACGAAGGAGACCAAAGGCAACAAGTTGACTGCTCGGTATTGGTCTTGTAAGAAGTGGTGATCTAATGGCTGATGATGACAAGACATTGCGCGACAACATGCGCCCTAAGAAAAAGAAGTACCCCTCAAAATACACAAAGGGTTCTTCAAACGTAAAACGCCACAAACAACTCATGGACAAAATTGCTCATTTCTACAAGACTAAGAAACAGCCCTACTCGAAAGCGGAAAAGAAGCAACTGGACAAGATGATGAAGGAAAAGGACAAGCTATGAGCAAGAAAAAGAAAGGCGGAATGGCCGGACTGGATGCGGCAGAGAAGGAAGTCTACAAACGGGGACTTGCTGCGTACATGAGTTCTGGAAGCCGTCCAAAGGTTTCTCAGCATGCCTGGGCTAGGGCTCGAGTCAACAGCGATTTTGGTAAGAAAGAAGCCGCAAAGATTCGTCGTGAAAAAGGCAAGAAGGACGACGACACTTTGAAAAAGAATATGCGAACCAAGAAGAAGAAGAAATAAAGGAGGGATCATGTACGGTAAGAAAAAAATGAAAAAACCTGCAAAGCCAAAGAAGAAAAAATAGAGCGATGGCTAAGTGGCAAGACGACGAAGCCTTTGTGAAGTGGCTTTTAGAACAGCAATATGCAGAAAAACGCGACGATAAACTACACAGTTTTTTGAGTGGTGGTGTAGTTCTTTACATGCACGAAGCGTGGTCTACTGGGAAACAAGAGGCTAAAAAGCCGAAACCTTTGATATGCCAATGCAGCGTTTGTAGGCAGATGAGATCAGGGAAGGAGGACAATGGCGCACTTCTCACTGGATGAGTTTGTTGGGGCGATTCAGGAAGCAGTAGTAAAGTCTACGGACATAGCAGAACAGCATGAACTGAATCACATCCGAGAGGAAGAGTACTGGATTGACACCGGGGACAAAGCGTCTGACGGTAGTCCTATCTACAAACCTCGAATGGTGACTGTTCGTTTGCCTATGTGGGAAGACGGAAAGCAAACCGAAAAAGACGTACAGGTTCCGATGCAAACGCTCGTAACCGGGCAGTCTTTAATGATTGAAGCTTTGACTGTTGAGATGGATGTTGAGCTTCAAGGAATGGAAGATGGAGCCGACGTTGGATGCACCCATCGAAAACTAAAAATAAATCCAACAGTTGGTGGGAATGGATGGTTTGCGAAAAAGCGGAATACTGCTAAGATTTCCATAACTTTCAAGGGGCAGGAACCTCCAGAAGGTTATGCTCGAATCGACAATCAACTTATAAAACTACTTCCGTAGGAGACTTTTATGGCTGACGGCCTCGTAAAAATGTCGGACCAGTTTGGCGGCCTGCCGATGGATCAACTGATTGGTGGTCCTTTGAAAGCAGCTTGTGACTCTCAGGTCCAGCTAGCCAAGGCAACCGCTGACTTTATTCAGAACGTTGGTCTTGAGACTGACTCGAACGGGGTAGTGAAAGCCCGAACGGTTGACTTTACTTATACCAAGCCTGTGAATGATGGCGCTGGTGGGTACACCGAAGTTACCAACCAACTCGATGTTCCAATCCTTGCGATTCTGAATACTCCTTCACTTCAGGTTAAAGAGGTCGAAGTTGACTTCACCATGGAAGTTAAGTCGAGCACCTCGGAAAAGAGCAGCCGAGACTACGAAGCTGCTATGGACACCCACGTCAAAGCAGGGTGGGGCCCGGTTAGTGTGGACGTGAAGATCCACGGTTCTATTTCAGCAAAGAGCGAGAACACTCGAACCTCTGACAACTCTGCGAAGTACAACGTCAAAGTGATTGCTCGCGACGATGGAATGCCTGAGGGGCTCAAGCGTTGTCTTGATATCGTGCAGTCTGCAATTGCAGAAAAACCTGCCGCTGCCCCTGCTGCGAATCCTAATCCTCCCGCTCCCGCTCCTTCCGGTCGAGGTGGATAATGGCTGTTACAGCAACCAATCAAACGCTCTCTTTAGGCGCTGATGTTATTCATGACAACGCTCCCGGTCTTACCGCTGTTGAGGATGTGACTGGTGGTGCAGGAACTTGGTATACGATTGTCTATGTAAGCGGAGACGCAAACACTGCTTATCTAAAACTATTTGATTCTGCTGATATTATTGCAGGTACAACACAGCCAAACTGGATTTTGCAGATGAAGCCAAACGATACAACCGTCTGGACCGTTCCTGATGGTGTCACGTTTTCTAACGGTCTTAGCTACTTTGTATCTGAAGAGAATGGAAAGGAAGCAACCACCGCTCCATCTGGAACCAACAAACTTACAATCATTGTGAAACGGAGTTAGGAATGGCTGCAAGCTTTACTTCTAAAAGATCAAAGCTAATTGACTTTGTTGCTACCGAAACTGACGCTGATGCAACTGAAGCACAAGACATTAGTGGCACTCAAGCCAATCTTGGCATCTTGATTATTGACGTAGACAACACTTTGAACACAAGTGATGTTTGTCATGCCGCTCTATACAACAGCGGTAGCGACGTTAACGTTGGCACTGATGACCCTGATTTGTTGGTAAGAGTCCAAGGCGGAGTTGCTAGGCAGTTTATTGGAATTATCAATAGTGCAGCACCAAGCAGCACTACTTTTGGCAACCTCGCAATCGCTGCTGTTGTAGAGGCTGGCGCTGCAGGAACCACTAGTCCCACTGGTGAAGTCATTGTCCGCGTTGGCATCAAGGACATGGGTTAGAAATGAAAACATACAGGAGCGAGTCGTTTAGGATTAGGTCTTGTGAAACCAAGAAGATCAACAAGAAGTCCGTGACGATTGTTCGCACCAAAGTTAGCGACAGAACCAGGTCTCCTGAACAGGAGCCAACAACAGGTTCGAGTCGGACGGAACGATTTGCCTTGTTGCCTGGACAGGAGGCCGACCATGTTGTTGAAGAGGGGAAGTAGGGGACAGGCAGTCAAT